GTTTCTTCTACAGACACAACAATTACCCTTAACTCGGTAGTTGGACTGGCTGGTTCAGGCTTTATCCGCCTTGATTCAGAAGACATTTACTACACCTATGTAACAGGAAATGTACTGGGTGGAGTGTTCCGTGGACAGAACAATACAACTGCCGTGTCTCACAACGTTGCGACACCCGTGTTTGTTCCCCAGCTTCCAGCCATTACTGTATGGCCTACGCCAGACAACTCCACACCATACCAATTTGTGTACTATCGTTTGCGTAGAGTGCAAGATGCTGGTGCTGGTATTGAGACAGCAGACATGAACTTCCGTTTCTTGCCCGCTTTGGTATCAGGTCTGGCTTACCACATAGCTATTAAAGTACCTGAGCTAATGCCGCGTATTGAGATGCTTAAACAGATTTACAATGAAACTTTTGAGATTGCCGCAGGTGAAGACCGTGAGAAAGCGGCTATTAGGCTTGTGCCAAGACAGATGTTTATTGGTAGCACGTAATGGGAAATAGGTTTGCATCCGGCAAGATAGCGATTGCTGAATGTGATCGCTGTGGTCAACAGTATCAACTTAAAACGCTTAAGACTGAGATCATTAAGCAACGTAAGTATCAGTTATTGGTTTGCGCTGAGTGTTGGGATCCAGATCAACCGCAGTTAATGTTGGGTACATTTCCTGTAGATGACCCGCAAGCTTTACGCAATCCACGTAGAGACACAACGTATGTCACTTCTGGTGTCAATGTAAATGGTAATTTGTCTGGTGGTTCACGGGACATCCAGTGGGGATGGAACCCAGTAGGCGGAGCTAGTAATTTTGATTCAGGATTGACACCAAACTACTTGGTGGCAAGCACATTTGTTGGTACAGTAACGGTAAGTTAAGGAGATTAAAATGGCATACACACGATCAGCCGACGGCATTGCTAAAAAAGGCAAGACTGAAGGCACAAACCTTGGCGATAGCGGCCCAACCCAGAAGCAAACAATGGGCGGTAAAGGCAAAGGTAAGGGTAAAACCAATGCCGATATGCTGTCTATGGGTCGTAACTTGGCAAAGATTGCCGCACAGAAACGAGGCTAATCATGGCTACATTTAGCAAAAAGATGATGGGCAAAGAAGTTGGCGATGCCAAGGTCTATGCCAAACCACACACCATGACTGGCAAAGAAGTTAAAGCTTCTTCCAATCCTGGTTCTGGCCCCGACCACAGCGATGCCGCTACGGTCAATATGGCTGTAGGTAACGTTTATCGTCGTCCCGCACCAGAAGCTAAAACATCTGGTATCAAGATGCGTGGCGCAGGCGCGGCGACTAAAGGTTTCATGTCACGAGGCCCAATGGCTTAAATTATGGCAATGACTTACGCCCAACTTGTTGCTGCGGTACAGGACTACACGCAGAACACGTTTGATACGACAACTATCAACACGATGATTAAGCAGGCGGAGCAACGCATCTATAACACGGTGCAGATTGCCAACTTGCGTAAGAACGTGACGGGTGTACTGTCCACTGGTAATAAGTACCTGGCTTGTCCAGAAGACTTTTTGTCTGTATATAGCCTTGCTATATATCCATATAACGCAACAACCGCAACGGGCACATCTGGTGCAATTACGATTGTGGTTGCAAGTGCTACGGGTATTGCGGTAGGCCAGCAGGTTACTGGTACAAACATTGGTGCCAATGCTTTGGTGCGTAGCATCAGTGGTACAACAATTACCCTGACAGTCGCAAACAGCGGGACGGTTAACGGTGCCGTAGTATTCCAAGGTGACTATCTATACCTCTTGAACAAAGATGTTAACTTTGTTCGTGAAGCGTACCCGTTGAGCGCGGTGGCATCTGAGCCTAAGCACTATGCTATCTTTGGCCCACAGTCAGCCAACGTGAATGAGTTGTCGTTTATTCTTGGCCCCACGCCAAATGCCAACTACTACGCTGAACTGCACTACTATTACTACCCAGAGTCAATCTGCACCGCCGTGACTACATGGTTAGGTGATAACTTTGACTCTGCATTGCTGTATGGAACTTTGTGTGAGGCAGGTACTTACATGAAGAGCGCACCTGAAGATGGAATGTACAAAACATATCAAGAGCGGTACGTCCAGGCTATTGCACTCCTCAAGAACTTGGGTGACGGCAAGCAACGTGCAGATGCTTATCGTGACGGTCAATATAGAGTGGCAGTCACATGAGTAACATTCTCCAAACTCAGACGACCAGCTTTAAAACGCAGTTGTATACAGCCGTCCATAACTTATCCACGGATACGTTAAAGATTGCCCTGTACACGGCTAATGCTGATTTAAACGAATCAACCACCGTTTACACGACTTCTGGTGAAGTCACCGGAACTGGATACGTTGCAGGCGGGGTAGCCTTGACGGGCGTAACCATTAACTCGTCTGGATTTACAGCCTATGTAGATTTTGCAGATGTGGTGTTTAACGCATCGGTAACGGCTCGTTGTGCTTTGATCTACAACGTAACTCAGGGTAATAAATCCATAGCTGTGTTGGACTTTGGGTCTGACAAAACTTCTACCAATTTCACCATCACAATGCCTGCTAACACAGCCACGGCAGCATTGATTCGTTCTTCTAACTAAGGAGTCACCATGACTATCGACAAAATGACCGCCACCGACATGGTGCAAGCATCAACCAAATACAACACAATGCCTGAAGACCAAATGTCTATTCATGGTCATTACACTGCTGTTTGCTATGGCGCAGACGGCCAGATCAAATGGCAAGACGGCATTGAGAACCTTGTCACTACAGTAGGCAAGAACTTTACACTGGACACTACGCTGGGTAACACCGCTGGCGGCGCAGTTGTAATGGGTCTTAAAGGTACAGGTACAGCGGTTGTAGCTGATACGCAAGCTTCTCATGCAACATGGTTAGAGGTAGGTCTGGCTAACGCTCCTACATACTCAGGCAACCGTCCCACACCATCATTCAGTGCCGCTTCTGCTGGTAGCAAGACTACATCTTCTGCGGTGTCGTTTTCTATCACTAGCACGGGTACTGTTGCAGGTTGCTTTATCAACATTGGTGGTAGCGCAACTAAAGACTCAACGACTGGCACATTGTTCTCCGCTGGAGACTTTTCTAGTTCTAAAGCTGTTGTTTCTGGCGACACAATTGCGGTCACTTACACTGCTACATTGACCTAAAATGGCCGGAGCCGCTTGGGGTGATAATGCTTGGGGCGACTTAGGTTGGGGTGGAGTTACCACCTACGATGTAAGCGTTACTGAGTATTTGACCCCAGCTACGGCTTGGGGGGATAGCACTTGGGGAACTGATCCTTGGGGCGGCACAGTCCCTATGTTTGAAACTCAGACTGTTGCGTTTACTGCGAATGCGTCAGTTACTGAGACTGCGGCTATAGCTGATAGCCAGACGGCAATTACATCTTTTTTGGGGTCAGTCACCGAAACTGCGGCTATATCTGAAACAAATGCGGCGGCAACGGCATACACAAGCACCGTCACGGACAGTCTCGCCACTTCTACTACAGAATCTGCTACAGCCAATTTCCCAGCATCAATTACAGAAACTGCGGCTACTTCAACCACAGAAAGCGTAGCGGCTACGTTTGCCAAGTCAATTACCGAAACTGCGGCGACTTCTACAACTGAGTCTGTTGCGGCTACGTTTGCGCGTACCGTGGTAGAAGCCATCTTAATTCAAGACAACATAACAGCTACTACGGCTTACACCACCACAGTTTCAGACTCTGTGGCTACAGATACAGCAGAATCCGCAGCGGTTACTTACACCGCTTCAGTCACGGAAACCAACCCAATTGTCACAGTTGAGCAGGCCGTGGCTACGTTCTTGGGTAGCGTTACTGAATCAATGGCCATCTCAGAGCAGCAGTTGTTCACATGGTTGGCTGATCTTATTGAGACAATGGCTACGTCTGACTCAACAACAGTTGGTACGTATTACCAAGAATTTATTGCAGAGCTTGCGGCTATCGCAGATAATCCACAGGCGGCAACGGCATACAATGTAAGCAGGGCTGAATCAGCGGTTATTACATCCACAGAATCAGGACGAAATTTGTGGGAAGTAATAGATGACACAGAGACTGCAAACTGGCAAAATATCAGCAATCCACAAACACCGGGCTGGGCTGATGTAAGTAACACCGAAACGCCCGGTTGGACAGTAATTTCTACTCAGTAGGAGCAATAAATGGCAAAGACATCTCTTATAGGTCTAACCCTCCCGGCAACAGGTACGCTGTCCGGTCAATGGGGTGACACCGTTAACAACGCCATCTCGCAGATTGTGGACGTTGCGGTGGCTGGTACACAGACAATCTCCACTGATGCAGACATTACGCTGACTGTTACAGAAGGTACTTACGCAAGTACAGGTCTAACGGCTAATAGCTCTCAATATGCGGTT